GTTGCAGGATCAACTTGTGTTTCTCCTTGCCAATACAAATCCATTCCAAGATTAAGATTATCCAGAATTTGTTTTACTTTGTTATATTCTGCAGATAATGACAAAGAATAAGGAAATGAAAAACTCGGAGGAGGAATTGTTCCCTGAAGTGGAGGATCATATGCATCTAAAGTTCCCAAACCATCAAGAGCTTTCAACACAATTGGATATGGCTTTGCACCAAATGATTCCTGAAAGCCATCAACATACAAAAAACCCTGCCAAAAAACTTCATAATTTTTTACTTTGGAATCTGTAATAATATCAGATATACAATTCAAAGTATCAACAACTCCACCATCCTCTTGAACCCTTTGCCTAAACTCTGATGTGATTGTTGTCTCTTGAGTAAATATAGATTCAATACATTCTGGCACTTCAATCCTTCCATTGCCTGATTCTGCAACTTGCTCAACCCTATTGATAAATTCATCAACTTGTTTCTGTGCATAGTAAACAATTACCTTGTATTCAAATTCATCTCCTTCCCAGAAATTGTCATAAGAGATATCATCAGTAACCATCAAATTGATTTTGCAGCTTGATCCAATTATTGGTTCATAGAAGTCATCATCTTCATCCCAAGTGATTTCAACTGGATTTCCAGTGCCTATCATTGGAAGCACTTCTCCAGTATATCCATCCTGAAGGATTTCAACTTTTTTTCCATTCCCTAAAACATCAGAGAACTCCAATCTGTATTTTACTCCGTATGCCATTATTTTAATCTGCCACGATTACGATCTGCCCTTTGCAATGCAACAACAAGATCCTGCCCTTGTATTCTGAACTCTCCACCAACATTGACTTGTTGGGTTTGTTTGCCACCAATCATTGCTTCCAATTTATTTAATGGAGCAATAACCTCTGGATTCTGTTTTGCACCAGTATATTCTCCCATAATACCAAGTGTTGTGCCTGATACAATACCCCCATCTGCAAACTTTGGGATTGCAGCAAAGGCACTCATTACACCCCCAACTGCAGTTGCAATAAATGCAGGAGTTGTAAATATAGCCGCAGGTCCAGTTGCTGCTCCAGATGCAGTTGCTCCTGCAATGGCTTGTGAAATGGATTGAGCCAACATCATTGAGATAAGCTGCAAAACTGTTGATATCATACCTTTTACAAATCCCTGAAAGCCACTATCTGCCAAACCTAAAGATTCAACCAAACCTTGACTCATTGAATCAAAAGCTCCTGCAACTTGATTACCAACTGCATCAGCAACCTCTGCAAGATCTTGCAACGCAACTTTGAACCCAAGCACATTTGCAAAAGCTTCATCTGAAACTGGCTTATCAGAATCTGCTTCTCCCTCTGCTTTTGGAGCAGCAGCAACATCTCCTCCTGCTTTTGCTGGAGCAGCAGCAGCACCTCCACCAACATCTCCAATCAATCCAGAAACAAATCCTTTTGCTTGAGTTACAACATTGTCCAATGCACCCTGAACTTGTTCAACAGTTTTCTTTTCAAGTGTTGTTCCCACTGCATCACTCATTGCATCAGAAAATGCATTTCCAATATCTTCTCCTGCTTGTTTTGTTATCTCAATACCATTATTGAATCCTTCAGTAAGAATATCTCCGAATGATCCTTTGACACCTTTTTCTGAAAATTCTTTTATTAATCTCCACATTGTTTTGAAAACATTCACAACTTGCATCACCTGTGCTTTTGCACCAATGAAAACTGATGCAAATGCTGCCTTCAAACCAAATATCACTTTTCTCAATGTTTCAGAGCTATTGTATAAATCAACAAATTGATTGTACAATCCAACAACCACTGGTAAAATTTCATTCCAATTCTTATATATGATAAATGCAACCCCTGCCAATGCAGCAGCCACTAATCCAATGGGAGATAAAAGAACCCCCATCACTGTTGTTAATGATCCTACAAGTGTGATGATAGTTGGCAATGCAACTGCAATTGCTCCTAATCCTAAAATCAATTTTTGTGTGCCTTGATCAAGATTAAAAAAAGCAGTGAACACTTGTTGGATTGCTCCAGAAACTTGTTGGAATATAGGCATCAATCCAGTAAGCAATTGAGATCCTAATTGTGAAAATGATTCTCTCACACTGCTCATTGCCTTTCGAAGCTTAAACTCTGCTGATTGACTTGTTGCATCAAAAGCAGTTTGAGTTGCTCCTAATGTTGTATTCATTCTATCAAAAATACCTCGGTTTGTTTCAACACCAGAACCCAATAAATCCAAAACACCTTTCAATGCTCGGATGTTTGGGAATACTCTTGCAGCAGCATCTGAATTTGTGTCAAACCTTGTTTTTAATGTATTCAAAGTTGAGAGCAATCCTTCATCCTCAATTTGTTGTTTCAACCCTGAAGATGATAATCCCATTTCATTCAATGCCTTTTCTGCATCTGAAGTTGGTTTTAATAATCCTGAAAGTATTGCAGTCAATTGAGTTGATGCATGAGCAGCGTTTGTACCAGTTCTACTCATTGCGGCAAATGCAGCACCAACTTCGTGAAATTGCACACCCATATTTGATGCCACTGGCAACACTGCACCCATTGCTCCTGCCAATTCTGATGCTTCCAATTTACCTTCACGAACTGCAGAAGTAAGCACATCTGTTGCTTGAGAAGCTGAAAGTGTATCAGAGCCATAAGCATTCATTGCAGAAGTTGCAAGATCCGCAATTGTAGCAGTTTCCCCCAAACCAACTGCAGAAGCTCTCAAAGAAGCTTCAAGTGTATCCATTGCTTCAGATCCACGCAATCCTGCAGATGTAATAAAGAACAATGCTTCAGCAGCTTCAGAAGATGATACTGCAAATTGAGAAGCCATTTGTCTGACTTGTCCACGCATTCCATCCACCTCTTGCCCAGTCAATCCCACAAGAGATTGAATCTTTGTCATTGACTTATCAAAATCAGCAGCCATCTTAATAGAAGCAGCTCCTGCAGCAGCCAATGGCAATGCTAATCTTGTTTGAAGAGATTTGCCAACTGATGAAATACCTTGTCCGAATTTTTTTAATCTGCCTGATGCAGTGTTGAGAGTTGCATTAAGTTTGGAAGCATCCCCCAGTAACGTAACCCTCAATTGATTATCTGCCATGCCTACTCAATTTGTGGGTTAAAGATACGAAATCCTTATGGTTTGAATTTTGAGTTGAAAGTGGATGATTTCACTTTCTCCATAAAGCTTTCATATTGCTCTTTTGTTGATTTTGGCTTATCCTTTTCCATTTTGGCATAGATATCTTGAGGTAAAGAAAACAACTTCTCTGGGGGAATCATCTGTGATCTTTTAGTGGCATTTACATTGTACACCATAGCTGCAAGATACCTGATTCTTTCCCACTCCTTGTTGTTGTTTATTTGATAGGATTCCCCCAGAAGATGATTCTCCTTCCAAGTGTTTCTCCAAAATTTATCAGGATCAATGCCAACTTGCCCAATGAAATAATCCATCAGGGTTTCCCAAGATAAATTTTCAGGAGTTAGGGTTTCGTTTTTTTTTCTGTCGATTTGACAACATTACGCTTGACACCCATATTAAGATCATTGCCAAGGATTCTGGATTCCATCATTGCAGCAACAATCTTTTCAAGATCTTCAGCAGCCATATCCTCAAGCCAAACACCAACCTTGAACTCATTGTAGTCAATTTCATTCCCCTCCTCTTGATCATTTGCCAAGATAGCAGAATATATCAAAGATCGGATTGTGCCAAGAGAAATACCCTCTTGAAACACATCTCCGATCTTGTCTAATGGAATGCCTAAATTATCAGTAAAGTTTGCCCAGAAATTCATTGAGAAATGAAGTTTCCGAACCTTTCCACCCAATTGCATTGAGTAGTACCCTCTTTGTTTGTTTGCCATTACGTTTTTACTTCAAATTATGCTTTGTCTGAAGCAGTGATTGTTCCAGTCAAAGTGATAGATCCTGAATAACTAACTGGAGATTCCATCTCTGCAGATTGCTCTAAAGAAGATAAAAATCCTTCAGCAGTGAAAATTCTATCTCCAGTGGTTTCAGTACCAAAGACACAAGTCAATTGAGTACGAGCCAAAAGGAAATCAGCCAACTCCGTTACATTGCTTGAATCATCATAAGTAACCAAACCATCAAAAGAAATCTCTCCACTCATAACACCTGCAATAACCTCTTGAAATCCAGAGCTATCTTTTGTAGTAGCTTCAGGGAGATCAGTTGATAATGTTAGTGAACATGAAGTTGTATGACCAAGATTTGTTCCCTCTACTGAAAGAAGCAAATTAGTTCCGTTAAAAACACCAGTTGTTGGCATAGCTTTTGATTTTTAATTATTAAAATTATTATACAAATATAGTTATTTTTTTTATTAGCTACACTCCATCAACCACCACTAATCCAGTGAGCTTTATGCCAAGTGAATAGCTAACTGCATTCTCCATTTCGGCAATTTGTTCAACCGATTCAATGTACCCTTCTCCATTGTAAACAAGCAATCCAGAAACAGAATCCTCAAAGTAAAATTCCAATTTATCTTTCAAAAGCATATGAGATGCCAACTCATTGAAATTCACGCTATCAGAATAATCAACCAATCCATCAACTGCAATCTCTCCTGATTTTACTCCTGCAATAACCTCCCTAAATCCACTTGAATC